GTACCGTCTTCCTTGACGCACAGCAGCACGACCACCTGGGCACGCACGTTGCGAAGATTCACCTTGCCCGGCACGCCGCCGGTCACGATCTCCTCAAACCGATCGCGGTCGCGAGCCGAAAACTTGGCCACGTACAGCGTGCCGCCAAGCTCGGGAACCTCGACGGCCTCACGCGGGCGAACGCCACGCTTGGCCTTGATCTCATCACGGGTAAGTGCCACAGGCCGCGCCTCCTGTCGTCATCACGGGGTCGAGATGCTGCCAGACAGCTTGATCGTGACCGTGCCGGTCATCATGTCATCCTTCGGTGCACCAGCCTCGAACTGTGACAGGAAGCCGTATGCCGACCACAAAGCCGTGTTGGTGCCGCCGTTGGCGAACCGGACTGCGACAACCTGGGCAGTCGTTGCGTTGGTCATTGGCGCGATAGGGCTGACCGACGGGTCGAAGTGGATTTCAACCGACAGTTCGCCAGGATCGTAGTTTTCGCTGGCCACGAACTCCTTGCCGCCGGATGTCAGCATGTGCGACGCATCGACCACGTCACGCGAGATGCCGCCCCAGTTGATGCCGTTTACCTTGTAGGTAGACGAGTTGCTGGCGTTCGTGAGAATGCCACCGAAGCTGATCGTCGTTCCCTGGCCGATGTCGTTCGCCATTGCTATCACGCCTCCATGCGTGGTTACTCGGTGTAGGTGATCTCTACCGTGAGATCAGTACGGTATATCGGCAGCTGCTCGCCGTTGTTTGGCGGCTCCTGCGTGTCCTGGTCATTCGTGACACGCACCAACCGCACATCGGCGTTGCTCTTGTATTGTAAGGCCAGCCTGACTTGTTTCGTCAGGTTTCGCACAGCCAATAGCGTGTCTCCGACGCACGACAGCGTGTACGTCGCACGCATGAGCCCGGTGTGCCCGGTCATGTGTGTACCGAACTCGCGATCACCCTGATCTCGCGAGTAGACGAGCACGGGCAGGGAACTGCCTTGCGGCGCCTGCACGGCGAATATCCGCGTGCCCACCAGCGCCGTCACGCCAGTGGCGGCGGTCAGCAGCGACACTAGGGCAGTATCAATGTGGGTGACAGGCATGGCTACTTGGCCCTCGTCGCCCGGCGAATGGCAACTCGCTCTGCTTCGGCGATGGCCGTCCCCAGCTTGCTCTGAAGTTTTCCGACCAGCCGCTCCTTGATCTGCGGCAGATTGGCGTCAGCCCACTTGCCAAAGCGGCCGGTGCCCTCGAATCCATAGACCTCGTAGAAGAACACGTTTTGCACGTTGCCGCCGATACTCGACACCTTGCCCATCAGGTACGGATACTTCTTGGAGAAAGCCAGCGGAACGCTGAGCACGTTTCCCTTTGGGGTGCGAGTTGCGACGCCATTCTCGATCCACCAAGCATGAAAGCCCTTCTCGCGATTGCTGCCGCCGGCTACAGAGCGATAGCCGAGCACGCCTACTGCCGTTTGATTCTTTCGCTTCTTCTCAAGCTTGAACCCAACCGACCGACGCAGATTGCCAGTTGGCCCCTTTGGCGTTAGCGACTTGATTTCTGAAATCTCGTTGGCGGACGCCTCTCGCACGGCGGCACCAAGGTACTTTCGCTGGATTGAGCGCGGCAGGACTTGAAAGCCCTGCAGGACTTGCTCAACGCCTTCCACGCTTGTGACAACGCCGTCAGCCATCAGTCGAGCACCTCGTTCACCATGCACTCATGCTCCATCCGCCGGCCTCGCTCGAGCACCGACATGATCTCGAACGTGCGTCCCTCGCACAAAATCCGCATCTTGGGCACCAGGCCGGCCGTATATCGCATCCGCACTCTGTGCGTCACGCTGGCCTCGTTGCTCATCGCATTCACCTGCTCGCTGCCAGACAGCGGCAGCAGGGCAATCATCCTTGTTTTCCAGGTGGAAAACGTCAGCGTCGGCTCGTTCAGTTCGTTGACAGAATCGGTTGGCGTCTGAATCGTCGCCTTTCGGTCCATCTCGCCAGATCGCAGCATGCGTCACCTCAGCAATACTGCTTCCATCGCAACGGCGACAACAAGGCCTCCACGGCAAGCTCAAACTCCTTTGATATGCTGCCCACCAGCACCGCCTCGCGATTGGCGTACCAGTGCCCGATCAGCAACTTGATCGCGTGCTTGGCCTGCGGAGGCACAGCCGCTACGCTCCCGTAGCCAGCCAGATACGTGATCTGCACGCTCTTGTCATCCAGCCGCACGCTGGGCCAGTCCTCCAGGTACAGCGGATAGATCAAGCCTGGAACGTGGTCGCGGTCTACGCGGAACTGCTGCGTTCCAGACTGCGACCACGTAATGGTCTGCGTCGCGCCGCCCGTATCGACGTAGGTGACAGTCACCGTGGCGCTCGCGGCAGTCGCGTTCAGCCGGATCGGCGGGCGCGGAAGCTCAACCCGGAGAGCGGGAAAATCATCGAACGCCACGGTGTACGCTTTGTCCGCAAAGGTGCGGTCGCAGTAATCCTCGCACCATTGCACGGCAGCGTCGATCAGCACGCCGATATACGTGTCATCGTCGCTAAAGTCCACGATGCGAAGGTGCTCCTTCGCTTCGGCGACGCTCACCGGACGCTCGTTCGTGCCGCTTGCCGTCGAGACAACCAGGCTGCGGTAGCGGCTGCCGGTGGCAGGCAGTTCCCAGTTACGCATGCTTGCGCCTCCGCTGCTTGGCGACCGGCGACTCCGCACGCTCCACCTCGGGCTCCGGTGCCGTGGCGAACCGCAGCTGCGGCTGCTCCTGGTGGCGGACGGCATACCGCTGCAGCTCGAGCGTGCGAGCCAGCCCGCCAGTGACATGCACGACCTGGCCAGGGCGGTACGACATATACGACCGCAGCATGCGGACGGGGATCAGTTCGACAGTCTGCGTCATTTCCACACGTTCTCCGGTGGCCGGCCGCCGCGGTCCCAGAAGTCACCGGGATGCTGCAGCAGAGCCTGCATGTTTTCGTTGGGCCACTTGATCCACACCTCGGCATGGCCAAGGCACACCCGAGGACACACGCCAATCTTCAGCCCTGCCTTCTGGGCCGATTGCCAAAACGCGATGTCATCGTCGATACGCGATTCGTCCCAGCGGCCATTCGGGCCGGGCTTGCCGATGAACCACGGATGCGGCATTTTCTTGAGCGCATCAGCCCGCAGCAGCGTAAACCCAAAGTGCGCGGTGTTTGCCGTGATGACGTTGTGGTATACGAAGTGGTCCCGGCCAACCTCTGCCAGCCGTTCGCCTTTCTCGCCACACATCGTGAACAGCGGCTCGTCATTTCGCCGCTTCATCTGCACTGCCGCGACGAAGTCATAGCCGCTCGCCACCGCATACGTCAGCAGCCGCGGCACGGCGTCCTGCTCGAAGATGCTGTCGTAGTCCAGCGTCAAGATCCACAACGGCGGCGCCTTGGGATCGTCGTCGGCTTCGACCATGTCCGTAAGGACACGCTCCAGGCACTGCCCCCAAAACGCTCCCTCCAGGCGAACCGGAGAGATGCCGTATGGGATCAGGCCCCTTGGCCAGCAGAACATGTGATCCTGCCAGCCAAGCCTCGGGACAGACATGGCACAGTGCAGACGCACCGGCCCGCTGCCCGTGTTGAGCACGGCGGGCTTTACGCCCGCCACAGACGACGCCGCGCCCACGGCATCCTCCTATGGTTGGAGAACGTCAGTCAATCAGCCAATCAGCCCTTGGCCCACACGTTCACGCCAGCATCAGCGGTCGAATCAGCACCCATCTCACCACGGCCCAGCCGAGCCGAGATCACGACGGTGTTGTTCGTCGCACCCGCGGCCGACGCGGACGGCGTCACCTCGACCTGGAGATACCGACGCAGAGCCTTGGTGCTCACGTCGAACCGCGTGATGTTCACCACGGCCGTGTTGCTCACGCCAGCCAGCGTGTAGTCGGTGCCGCTGACAAAGCCCGAAATGGTCGCGTAGCTGCCATCCGTGTCGGAGTGCTTCAGCGTCACCACGGCCGGGGCCGACGTGTGAGCGATGGAGCGGTACGCCACGTCGATGCTGACCGAGTCGTAGCCCAGGCAGTCGATGGCGGCCGAGTGCGAGGCACCAGACGCGACACCAGCCGCGGCCGACAGAGACACGACGCTCTTCTGATTCTGTGCGTGGTTCACGATTGATTCCTTGTTCTTGGGTTCAGAGGATGAGAGCCACGACCGGCCCGGCGGTGGAAGCGTCGCCCACGTCCGAGGTCACAGCGTCATAGGACACCGTGGCCTGGAAGTAGGTCTGATCGAACTCGATGTAGCGGTCGGTGCTCGCACGCACCGCAACCTGGCGTCGCAGGGCGAAGTGGCTCGACCGCTTCATGTCGCCGAACAGCGCCACGCACTGACCGGCCGAGGCCGTCTTCCGCATGACATTGTTGAGGAACACCGGCCAGCCGAGGAACGTCGGGCGGCGGACGCCGTCCACAATCTCGTTGGCGAGGGCACCGTTGCCGCCGAGAGCGAGCGACTGCATCGCAAGAGCGTGCATCTGCGGCGTGCAGTACCAGCCGCACGTCGGGCTCTGCGTGGCGTAGGTCGGAGCCCTGGCAACAGTGGAGAGGAAGTCATCGACCGTCAGTCCGGTCACCGCCGTCTGCGTCGAGTCGTTGATGCCAGCCGTCAGCGTCTCGTTCTCGAACTTCCACTGGATGCCGCGGATGCCGCCGTAAAGGCTGGCGCCGGTTCCGATAAAGCCGTCTTCGTCGATCCGCTGACTGATGGCAAGCGCGAACTCTTCAGCAATCAGACCGGCGAGATCAATCGCCGAGTCGTCGATCAGCTGGTTGGGAACGCGAGTGCCGACGCGAACTTCCTTGCTGGAAAGCATCACGTTGTCGGTCGCCATGTCCGTGGCGAGCGTTTCGGCATTGGCAGCCGTGTGATACGCAGTGTTGCCGCTGACCCGACGCGGAATGTAGAGCGTGTCGCTCGTCATCTGCAGGTTGTTGGCCTGCGCCGGGAACGCACCGAACGACTCGACCAGGCGAATCACGGTCGAAGCGAACGTGTCTGGAATAAACACGCCGCCCTTCGCATTGTCGTTTGGCGACAGGGCGCGGGCCTCGACGTGCTTCTCGTACCACGAACGATCCTCGGCACGGCCGAGCACGTAGCCGCGAATCCACCGGCCGCACGCTTCCGCGTCGCTGGACGAACGGAAGTGCCGACCCTTGCCGCTGGTCGCACGCTCGGCAGCAGGGGCAGCCGGGGGAGCAACGGTCACCTCGACCGGCTTGGCCGTGGCGGCAACCTTGCCACGCAGGGCGGTGATCCGCTCGGCAATGGCGTGCTCGCGGGCAAGTTCCTTCTCGAGCTGCTCGGCCTCGCCGGCCAGCTTGTCCATCTCGGCGACCTGCTCGGCAGAGCGGTCTTCGACCTTCGACAGGTCATCGAGCATGGCAGCCACAGCGGCGGCCCGGTCCTGAAGCTTCGTGAGTGCGGTGGCCATCCTTGGCGCTCCGTGGTGTGAACGGTGACTTCCGTGTCTTTGTTCACACTACGGGACGAATGGCACTCAACCTCGCCGGGAGTTTGTATCTACAAAAGCACGACGGCAGACGTACTCCGCTGGCACGACTTGCTTGGAGCGGAACGTGCAGCACTGGCACTCGATGTACCGCACCTGCGAATGTTCGCCGGCCTGCACGCTAGAGCGAGTGCGGATGCGACCCTTGCCGCACTGTGGGCAGATGTCACCCGGTTTGGCCACGCAGGAAGCTCCTGAGACGTGCGGCACGAAGCCGCAGACCAGCGGCCGCTGCCGGCCGCATATCTGGCTTGGCATCCGGCCCCGGCTCTACAGCCGGATCCTGTGATGCTAGCCACGCCTCCAAGCTTCGACGGGCAACGCTCGTGGTCGAAGATGGGTACGCAGGGTGTGTCACTACGCTCACGTCATAGAGTCCCGACACCTCGCGGATGGAGCGCCTCGGCTTGCCGTCCTCTCCTGGTGCCCACTGCTCGCCCTTGGCGTCCACGGTGAACGCGAATGACGAGCCACGCAGATCCCCGCGGGCAGTCAGTTCCGCGATCGTGCGGCCCAGTTCCGTATTTGGAAGCACAACCGAGTACCGCAGACCCTTGTCATCGCTGGACAGCTCGAGCGTCCCGCTGGACGTGCGGCCGAGCAGCTGGTTGGCATCGTGGTTGAACAGTGCCACCACGTCCTGCGTGCCACGCTGACGGCTCAACACCTTGTCGAAAGCCCCTGGCAGGATCGTCTCCCGAAAGCCACCCAGATCGACGCTGAGCGTGTTGTATCGCACCGCGTAGCCGGTGAGCATTAGCCGGCCGTCGGCCCGCGTCTCGACGGCTACGCCGGCGTCCTCGGCAAACTCCCAGTCGCGCCGCTCAATCTGCTCTGCCACAATCAATTGGTCACTCATCAACAGCCTCCGTGATTGCGTCGCCTTCCGGCGTGGTGTTGTCGATTTCGGCAACGTCCCCGACCGTGTCGGCCGGCGTGCCTTCAGGCTCGCCAGGCGAATCGTCGCCCTCTGGCATCGGGCCGAGGTTCTCCTTCATTCGCACTTCCTCGGGCTTCATCCAGCCGTTTCGGATGGCAACCTCATACGCCTGGTAGCGGGTCGTGATGTCACCACGCAGCAGTCCTTCGACCAGGAACTCGGCGTACAAGTCGCCGTCCTCGGGCAGAACGTCACGCTCGATGGCACCCTCGATGCGACGCAGCCACGGGGCAATTGTGAACTTCTCGAAGCTCACCATCTCGCTCTGCAGGTTGCCCCACGTCGCGCGGCCCAGCTCCTGGATCATGTGCGGCGGCATCCGCCAAACACGGCAGATTGCCAGCAGCGATTGCATCCAAAGCTCGGCCAGCTGGCTCTCTTGATTCGTCGCCGAGACAGTGTCGGCCTTGAGCCCGTTGCTAAGGATCGCCGTTCGCCCAGCCTTGGCCGGGCCGCGGTGGGCACTCTCCCACTGGTCACGCAGCTGCTCGCGGACCTCGCGGGGCAACGCCTGGTCAGTGTGCAGCACGATGCCGGGTTGGGCATTGTTTCGGTAGAACGTCGCGGCGTACTGCTCCAGGGCGCGAGCCAGCCCGATCGCGTCCTTGCCGAGTTCGACAGGCACCTCGCCGTGCACGCCATCAAACGACAGCCACCGGACGTGCATGATCTGATCGTCTCGGTACGCCTGCTGCCGGCCCGTCTGCGGGTCCGTGTAGACGTAAGAAAGCGACATGTCTTTTTCTTGCACAACCTTCATGCCGGCCGGGTTCAGCGGATGCAGTTCGCTCACGCTGCCACGGTCACCGGCCACCTTGAACTGGTAGGAATTGCCGTAGAACCCAAGGTGCAGGCACATCTGCTCGACCCACTCGTAGCGGGTCTGCCACTTGTTTGGCCGCCTTGCCAGCACGTTGTAGAGCGGCAGATCCTTGGCACGCTCGCTGTTGTGGTCATCCAGCCGGCGGTAGAGGTGGAGCGGAAGGCTCGCTACCGTCTCGGCCACCACGCGGGCGCACGCGAAGTAGGCCGCCGTCTTCATCGCCGTCTCGGGCGTGATCCTCACGCCGCTCTCGCCAGCCATGGCCACGAGATCGTCCCAGCGGGACATGCGAGTGTCGAGGAACTTGATCTCGGGCAGCGTTGCGGTCGCGTCCATGCGTCCTACCAGAAGGAGATTTCGGGCATCTCGGCTTGCTTCATCGACTCGCCCATGTGCACTCCCACCGCCATGATGGTGGCCACGACGGAGTCCACACGTTCGGTGCTCTTGGCTTTCGACACCTTGACGTTGCCAGCCGGGTCCGTCTGGACGGCAGCGTTTCCTAACTGCCAACTTACCAACGGATTCCCACCGAACCGCACCTTTCGGTCCACGATCAGCGCTTCGAGTTTGCGAGTCGGTGCCGTCATCGACGCGAAGCCCTGGCCGAAGAGCGTCACCGGAAGCCCATCATCGGCGAGCTCCGTGGCAAGCTGCGTCGCGTTCCAGCGATCCACTGCCAGCCGACGCACGCGGTGCTTCTGACAAAACTCCAGAATGTCGGCTCGCACCCGCTTGTAGTCGGTGCTTTTGCCTTCCGTGTACGTCAGCCACCCGTCGCGGTGCCACGCGGAATACTGCACCCGGTCGTTTCGCTCACGCTCAGCGGCGTTGTGCTCTGGCACCCACGCAATCACGTGCACGTCGTAGCCGCCGGCGTCGTTGGGCGAGACTGCCGAGAAGCAGGTGGTGTCGTAGTTGCTCGCCAAGTCGAGCCCGCACCATACGTCCCGGCCTTCGAGCGGCTCGGAGTGCGGCCCCATGCACTCAGCCACCTGGTCGGGCCGCAGCCACCTAACGTCGCTCGTGGTGGGAATATTCAACCGATATCTAAGGAAAGCATTGAGTTTCGTTGCGGAGTTCTCAGCCTCCTTGCAGTCCGCGGCGAACGACTCTTCGGTGATGGTGTGGCCGATGGACGGGTTAGCCTTCTTCCAGATTTCGGGGCTTTTCCAATCGTCCTCCCGGTCGGCTGCGTAGATGCACCCGAAGAACGCCGGATCGAACGTCGGATCTGCGATGCACCGCTCAGCGTAGTCGTGCTGCTCGTACCATAGGTGCGTCTTGTTGGCCTCGCCGGCCGTGGTGATCGACAACACCAGCGGCTGACGCCTCGCGGCACCGCCGTATCGCAGGGCATCCCACAGCCGCCGGTCGCCCCGCTGAGCGTGCAACTCGTCAAACAGCAGGCACGAGATGTTCAAACCCTCGGCACGGAACGCATCCGCCGAAAGCACACGGTAGAACGAGTTGCTGCCGCGATGCACGATCGTCTTGCGAGAGTCGAGCACCTCGAGCACCTTGGACAGTGCCGGCGACGAGCGAACCATCGACGCTGCTTCGCGGTAGATGATGCCAGCCTGCTCGCGGTCGCTGGCCGCACCGTACACCTCGGCCCCGGCTTCGCCGTCGGCAACAAGCATGTACAGGGCGATGCCAGCCAACAGCGTGGACTTGCCGTTCTTCTTCGGGATCTCGATGTATCCAACGCGGTGCTGCCGCGTGTTGTCGGGCTTCAGTCGCCCGTAAATCTCGCCCAGCACGTACTTCTGCCACGGCAGCAGAAGAAACGGCTGCCCGGCCGTCTGGCCCTTGCTGTGCTTCAGCACCTTCTCAAAGAACTCATAGACCCGCTTGACCTTGGCTTCGTCCAGGCCAGGCCGATGCTTAGCCGTGGGCGGCGAAGAACTCTTCAAGCTCGTCTTTCTTGACTTCGACTTGCGTGGCAAGTTTCGTCCTTGAACTTGGAGTGAGCCCGAACTCACTCAACAGGCTAGCCTTCATGGCAACCAACGAGCGGTACATCGGCCCGGCTGGGTTGGGCTTCACGCCGCCTAGGTCGGTGTGCATCACGGCACCCCCGGCCCGCAGCTGCAGCAGGCACGACTGCTCCGCGGAATGAACTTCGCAGAGCGTGGCCAACGCCTCGCCGTCGCCAGTTGTCAGCACGCCCATCCGCGAAAGGATGCCGGCTAACTCGTTCCACTTCTCAAGAGCAACGGCGTCCACCTTGAGCCGCTCGGGCATAGGCGGCACGCCGACCGGCGCCGACGGCTCCCGCTTCGGTGGCCCCTTTGCGGTGCCTTCAAGAATCCGAAGTGCAGTCGGTTTCGGGCGTCGGCCAGCCTTTGCCATTGTTAGAACCTCACGCTAGCAGCACTTCGCATGCCGTTTTTGGGCCATGCCAAACTGGCGGCAAATGTGCAAAAACCCCGGTGATTTCGATGCCGCGCACGCTCGCTTCCCCGTACGCGACTGAGTAATTTGCACACGAAGTTTTTCACGTTTTCGGTCAAAACAGCCTCATCTGCCCCATCAGGCGAGCGTTCTTCCGCACGTTGCACTCAAGGCACGCACACTGGCAATTATGCTCAGAATGCGG